CCAATACATCTTCACTTGAAGATAAAAAAATAAAAAACACTTTTAGAATCATAACATCGAATAATAAAGCCGAGCCAGTTAATCAAAACCTATCCGATACTAGTCAAAAAGCAGTTAGGTTTAGATTTAATGATAACTCAACTTTAGTTTTTTGTACTGTATCCCCCTCATCACCAACAAATGTAAAACCTAATATATTACCCTTTATTGGTTCAACTAATCAAGATGTAATAATAACAAATACATTTTTCACTCCATTTGCTCTAGAAATAGAAATGGTTGAATATGATATAGAGTCATTAGCAGTTGGGATATTCGGAAATCAAACTAAAAGCCTTGAAGATGGTATATATACAATTTATAACTTTAGTAATGATATATACAAACAATTTAATTTATTCGAAATAAAAGATAGATTTGACGGAAAACCATTATTTGAGGTTAAAGAAAATAGATTTAATAATATTGACTTCACTAAAGATTTCGACCAAATATCAAACGTATAATATATGTCTAACAATAGTAATGATAGAATAAAAGTAGTTGGATACGCACAAAGAGTTTTTTATGATAATGGAATAGAATACAGAAACTTTAGTGACGACCTAGTTGGTAATCAAACGACCAGCGACTCTGATGGGGAAGACTCTGTTTTTACCTTTGGTAATTTTGTAACCACAATCAACTATGAGGGTAGGTTAAGTAGATTATACAGTAGTAAGAAATTTACTCCTTTTCACAATTTAGAGTCATTAAGTTTAACTTCTGAAAGTGCTAAAATATTATTAAATAATAATATAAAGACAAGTCTAAATCTAGACGCATCGGACTTATCTGTATTTGCTTATTTTGGTTCTGCAACAGAATATGTTAGAGTTAGTTTAGAAAAGATAATATCAAAGTGGCCAGCATCGTTATATTTAAAACCATTAAGGTTTGGAGGGTTCCAAACTGTAGCTGGAGACACATTCCAGAACTATAATTACGACATAATAACTGATACTTCATTTTTTAAAGTAGATACTAATTTTATAGAAAATATATATGATATAAATTATAAAACTAACGGAACAACATTAAACACATATAATGAAGATAATGTATTAAGAAATATGTCAGTTAGTTATAATAGTTATGCCATACTTACTAATAGTAATGAATATAATATTATAGATTTTACTGGTTCAACTAATAATACTGATGATTATATATATTTTAGAGTTGAAGGAAACCCATTTAGTGGTTTAACAAACGGAACTGAAATATATCACATAAAACCAAAAGAATTAGTTGAAGAAGAATACTTTAATTCATTAAATGAGTTTGAAAATAATTTATTAAATAGATTATCAAATCCAAAATATAGTTCAAAATATAAATACAAGTTTGAGAGCGAGATAGGTGATATCATTAATGCAACAAAAACATTGACTTGGCCCGTAAGCGATGGTTATAATCTAGATTTCAATACACCGAAATATATTAATTATGTAACTGATTTATTAGAGGTAACAAATGGTAAAGACTCAACACAAACAAACCTAATTATTAGATTTTTAACAGCTGAATCTATAACCGATTTTGATACAGCACCAATGTGTGATGGCAGAATAGAAGAAAGTTTTGGAGAAAAAATTAATAAAACATTAAAAATATACGGTAGAGAATTTGATGAAATAAAAAAATATATTAACTCTATTAAATTTGCCAATACCGTAACGTATGATAAGAAGAATAATATACCAGACCAATTAATTAAATATTTAGCTAGAACATTAGGTTGGGAATTAACATCATCTTTAGTTGGTAATGATTTAATAACTAATTACTTAAAAGTAGGTAGCTCAACGTATCCTGGATATAGTAGAGGATACACACCACAAGAAGCTGAAGTTGAATTATGGAGAAGGTTAATATTAAACTCTGCTCATATATGGAAAAGTAAAGGAACTAGAAACCCTATAGAATTTTTCTTTAAAATGATAGGGGCTCCAGACGGATTGATTAATTTCAACGAGTTTATATACAAAATTAAAGAACCTATAAATATGGATTTATTTTATAAGGTTTTAGAAAATAATGATTTAGATACTGATTTAGAGTATTACAATGTTGACAGTGAAGGTTACCCTAAATTTTTTAGAGATACACCAGAAATGTATTTCCAAAAAGGTGGTGGATGGTACAGAGAAACTGCTGGACCATCTGCAACGCAATATATCCTAGAAGGTAACAACCCACACGTAGGTCCATATGACAGCGGTAAAGAGTATATAGCCCAACTTGAGAATATAATACCAAGCTTTTCAGCATTTACAATAACATCAACAACTATAACCAGTGGAACAACAAATTTGTTTACTAATTATAATAATGGTTTAATGAACAACTACGTTGGCGAAACTTATGTAGAAGCTCAAAGTACAGATGGGGCAGACCTAGACGGAGTTGTTTTATTGGAAACTACAATAAACGATGATGACTGTCCAGAACCAGAATTAACGGATTGTGGTTGTGACATTCCAGACGATGATGATGCTCTAACCATAGATGTTACTATAAATAATCAAGAAGTGGTGAGTACAATCAACTGTGACGATATAGAAGTGTCAGAAAGACCAATTAATCCAGAAACTAATTCATTTAATTTCACATATGATTTAGTTAATATGGATGGGTCTATACGACCAACCGAAACCCCATATGTTAATCCAGAATGTTGCACTAGTAAAGCTCAAGGATTCCCATACTTATATACAAAATACTCAGAAGAAAAACCTCGACTAAGTTATAATGACACAGGAACAAACTTAAAAACTATGCTTGATAAAGATATCACTTTTACAGAACAAAATGAAGGGTATATCTGCTGTATATCACCAGGTATAACTAAAGATTTTGGTCAAAGAGGTTGTGGGTGTACATTGTCTTGTAATTGGGAATTAGTTGGACACAAGTTAAGTGAAATGTATAGTTATAATGAAAATATTTATTTAGAATTTTACGATGAAGAAGGGAATAAAAGAGTAGTTAACGAAGCTGATTCATGTTTTTGCCCAGGAGATGGTCTTACAACACCAGAAGTTATAACGGACCCATATACAAATAAAAAGGGATATGCGTGTAAGTTAGAAAAACTAGGTAAAGGTATTTTTGTAGATTACGAACAACAACCAAGTCGTAATGGAATATATATGACATTTAAATCTAGGAAATGGGGCGTAGATGTAAATAATAAATCATTTGGGTGTAATGAAGTGATACGAACTGAGTACAATTATGGTGAATGATAAAAAATAATGTTTACAAATTACTATTATAAAGTATATTAAATGATAATTATATAATAAAAAAAGAATAATGTTTAGATTTGATAGATTTGATTGTTTAAAAACAAAAGGTGACTATATAGAAGCTGGGCAAAGCCTAATTGAAAATCAAGATGGTACGGTGTCTCTATTTTTGTCTGATGGTACTAATATTACCACAGAAATTAACAATAAATCTTGTTGTGAAATATTAGGCTATCAATTTGATATAGAGAACCAAAAGTGCTTATGGAAAGCTTTAGAAGAAACTCAAGAAAAGGAACCTTTTAAAATTGTTTTAAATCCAGAAGGTAATGACGGAACCTTGTTTGGCGTTGACGAGAACGAAACTTGTTGCTTAGACATATCTTTTGATTATATGTTTAAGTTTGATTGTGGGGATTTAATTGAATCAACAACAACCACAACAACAGTTATTAATGAAAACGGAGAGACAATATCGAAATTAGAGGGTGCATTACAAGCGAATAATGAGTTAATTGCTTATTACCAAAACCTAATTAATCAATTAAATGAAATACCTTACGTTATAGAGTGTGGTGAGAATAATGAATTAGATGAAGCAATATCGTCAGGTGTATCGGTTTATGATAATAAATATGATAATAAGACCAATAGTGCTTACTCAAATAAAACTAATGTTAACATAGATTAAATATGGCTGAGACAACACCAAATAATCCAGGATGTTTAACCAATGGTGACGGTTGTTACGGTACTAGAATGACCCCTAACTCCCCAATAACCCATCATGATGGGTTATATTGTTGTGGGACAATAGTTAAAGAAGAAGATGATATTATAGACGGTATAGGTACTGATGAATATAAAAAATTATGTTTAACTACTGAAGGGTTATCTTACTGGCAACAAATATTGGGTGCTGTAGATTTTCAAACATGGTATAGTAGTGATGGAGTTGATACTAGTTTATATGGTTGTGAAGAAATAACACAATTAGAAACAGAACAATCTAATACAACTGTACCATTATATACAACAGATTGCCCGTACACAACAACATCAAAAGCAACGGCACAAAAAGAAATTAATCAGTACCAGGACATCATTAATGACCTAACAAAGGATAACGCTTTTATAAATTCACAAATAGCTGAACTGGAAGCTCAAACAACTACAATAACCAATGAAGCGCCATGTGAGTCATATGTAGATTTATTAGAAAATTTTAATATATCTTTTGCTTTAGAAGTTTTGGATGGAAATACATATACACCAGTATATGAAGAAACGATATTTAATATAGGACCTGGAAATCTATGGGATTATATAGTATCAAGTAGCGGTAATACAGGTATCTTAATAGGTGACCAAAACATAACATTAGGTGAAGAGGGTAATGAAGATACAAAATGTAATGACTTTCTTTTAGATGGCTTAATAAAGGAAGTTGGAGAATTAATACCAACTGAAGACAGAAGAAGAAAAGATTTAAAAGATTTATTATATGGTT